CACACGCCTGTAAAATTGTGAATGCAATAGAATGACATACTCCCATTACTATTCCGGTCTTGTATGAACCATGCTGCTTGAGCATATTATAAATCGCAGTGCCCTGATCAACGCTTCCGCCGTTCGAATTAAAGTAAATCTTAATCTCATCTGTCTCCGGAATGGCGTCCAAAAGTTCTTTAAAATGCTTTGCAGATGTTTCAGAATCTTCATACTGCCATGTTTCCCAGTTAAAAGGACCTGTCTTTTTGATTTCGTCATATATGTAAATTTCATGAACATTGTCCTGCTGCTGGAATCTGTAAATTACATTTTCGTTCTTCATAATTCTGTTCCTTTCTCTTGATTACTGTTTAACGGACAGCTCCGAGATATCCGGATCACCTCCATCTAATCACTTTTAATTGATGTGCCATTGTCACCCTCCTCTCCATAATTTTTAGTCAATGCTCTTGCATTAGAGAACTCAGTGTTAAGCAAAGGATATCCCACCATTGCTCTGATTTCGTCATACGAGAAGCCAATTCCACGAAGCTTATCAAGATTAACAGCACTATCCACCACATCAACATGTTTAAAGCGTGCCAGCCATACCATTACCTTTTCATTTTTCCTGCTGTAATCATCTTCACCGACTATGTAGGCAGTCAGCGTATCATTTATGACTTCCGCAACCGGGCCGACAGCATAAGTGATAAATTCATTGGTGGCATCTGACTGCTCTGTGATATTGCCATTAAATACTGCTTCCGGTATATCAAAGGCATTAGCTGCTTCGTTGTTTATGGCCAAGGCAACCTTGGCAAGCTCCTCCGCTTTTGCGCTCGCATTTATCTGTATATTTTCAAGTGATACACCTTCCGACTCTGTCATTACCGTTATATCTTCGCTCTCAAGCAGTCTCTTGATTTTCTCTGCATACATGTCCTTGGTGACTATCTTGTCAGTTCCATCAGCCTGCTTTTCCCTGAAGGACTGTGCTGTACCCAGCTTGCCTCGTACCTCGATGTGATACAGCTTTCCAACTGTGCCATTGCCCGATCAAGCGCTTCCTTTTTCTCTTTGACGTTCGCCAGTCTGCCGAGTAGTTCTTTGTCCGAGACTTCTATTTCCAGTCCGATTCTCATTTGCTCTCCTTTTCCTGCATCCTGTCCAGCAACGTTTCCGTCTGCAGCACTACAGTCTTCATCTCTTTTGCGTCTACACCAAACTCTCGCATCTTCTCTTCCAGTGGTACCGGCTCATGGTCTTTCTTGGGGTACTGCTGATATATGCTCTCTGCAGCATGGAGTCCGTACCGGTAATAGCATTTCACTGCCAGCTCCGGTGTGATAGTTCCTTTTCCCTGTACAGTGCACCTGCTCTTGTCCTTGTAGGTGAAAAATATTTTCCACATGGTCTTTTCCTTTCTTAAATGCTACTTGCATATTTATATCTAACTTTTCTAAGGGGAGGTTTTTCCTCCTCTTATCTCGTCTAATATTTCATGCAGTAATGCGGTCTGGTACATTATTTCCTTTCCTATAACAGAGTCCGGATCTATACATACCGATTTTCTTTTCTTTTTTGCTTTTTCTCTCTTGATTTCATCTCTTTGCATTTCTGCAAACTTCGAAATTTGTTTATAAATTTGATTTCCCATATGGTTTTGTCCTTTCTCGTATTGAATCTAACTTTCACCGCCAACTCCGGTGTGATGATTCCTTTTCCTTTTACAGTGCATTTACTCTTGTCTCTGTAAGTAAAAAATATTTTCCACATGATCTTTTCCTTTTTATTTCGCTATATCAAATTTAATTTGATTCAATCAGCAAAAAAAATATAATCTAATGGTATTTTATATATCACCGCCAATTCTTTCGCTTGTGTAATAGAGGGTTTTGATGTTCCCTTTTCCCAATTAACCAAAGTATTTTTTGATACACTCATTGCCTTTGCTGCCTCTGTTTGCGTCATTTCAGCATTTACTCTAGCGGCGGCTAAACTTATCTGTAACTTACTCACTTACTTATTGCTCCTTTCCTTTTGTTGTCCTTATAGTATATCAAATTAGATTTGATGTCAATACTAAAATCCAATTTATTTTGTTTTTTTGTTGACTGTGATAAAATTTAATTGTATTATCAGTATATAAGGAGGAAATAAAGATGGTTAAAGATAAGCAAAAAGCTATTTTTTCAGAAAACCTTAATTCTTATATCGCAAAAAGTGAAAAGACACAGCTTGAAATTGCCAAATCAATTGGCGTATCTCCTCAAACCTTTAATACATGGTGCAAAGGAATAGCCATTCCTCGAATGGGAAAAGTACAAGCTTTGGCTGATTACTTTAATATAAATAAGTCTGATTTAATAGAAGATAAGAAATTAAATATAGATACTGTGCCAATAGAATCCGGCTACACTATCCCAGTACTCGGTCGTGTTGCTGCTGGATATGGGAAAGAAGCTGTTGAGGAAGTAATCGGTCAAATAGAGATTTCTCCCGCTTTAGCTGCAAAGGGTGATTACTTCGGTCTGCTGATTAAGGGTGACAGCATGATACCTACTCTGTATGATGGTGATACCGTTATCGTACAACGTGTCGATGATGCCGAATCAGGTGATCTTGTGATTGCTCTCGTCAATGGACATGATGCAACTTGCAAACGATTGCAGAAATATGCAGAAGGGATTGCTCTCATACCACAGAATCCTGTATATGAGCCTATGCGTTTTACTGAATCAGAAATAGATACTACCCCGGTTAAGATACTTGGTAAAGTCATTGAAATGAGAAGAAAATTTTAATGAGGTTTTATCCCATGCATCCTGCCCTTATATATGTTAAGTCTATGATATTAAGTAGAAGGGAGTTCCAATGCGAAAGAAAATATATAATATTCTTAACCAAAATGCCATTTATGATACATTTATGTTTGCAGTCATAATTATGAGCATTATTCCATTGGCTTTTGTTAAACAACAATCCTGGATGACATTAATTGACAGGACAACTGTTATCATTTTTATTGTTGATTATATTTTACGGTGGTTCGTAGCTGATAAGCTTAGTAATAAGCTTAATAAATTTATACTATATCCACTAACTCCAATGGCGATAATTGATTTATTGTCCATTCTTCCATCAATAACATTATTGAATAGCAGCTTTAAGTTACTAAAAATTTTTAGATTATTTAGATCTCTGCGATTACTTAAGATTTTAAAGTTAGTTAGATATTCTAAAAGCATTACTATGATTTGTAATGTTTTCAAAAAGCAAAAAGAGACATTTATTACCATATTGGTCATGGCTATTACATATATTCTGGTTTCAGCTCTGGTAATCATCAATGTTGAGCCAGAAACGTTCCCAACATATTTTGATGCCCTATATTGGGCTACGATATCATTAACCACTGTTGGTTATGGTGATGTGTATGCAGTAACTACAATCGGAAAAATTATTACTATGATTTCATCTTTCCTAGGAATTGCTGTTGTAGCCTTACCGGCCGGTATAATAACGTCAGGTTTAATGGATGAATTAAGCAAATCACATGATGAATAGTCAGTTTTGCGCCGGCGCAAATTTTAATCTTATTTTTAATATGAATACTTGACAAGACTAATTCATATGCTATAATGTAGCTAATTAGCGAATGACTGCTGTGCGGTCGCAAAATTAGTCTTGGTTTATTCCAAGGCTTTTTTTGCGTTTATGAGGATTTTACAATGAATAAACAAATAACTTATACTGACGTATATAGTCAGCTAGAAAAATTAAAATCTCAAAATCTTATAATATCAGATGAGGCTTTTGCTATTAGTGCTCTTTCGAGATATGGTTATTCAAACCTAATCAAAAGCTATAGAGAACCATACATAATCAGGTACAATGATTCTATATATTATAAAGATGGCGTTACTTTTGAGCAAATTTTATCTTTATTTATTTTAGATAAGAATCTGAGAAACTCTGTCATGGCCGCTATGCTGGATCTGGAAGAGTTCATTAAAGAAGCTGCTGCCGATGTAATTTCAAAATCATTCGGTACTGCCTCTGCAAAATATCTTAATTATAGGAATTATGCTAATAAGAAACGTAGAAAAAAGAGATTTACACTTTCTGAAACTTTAGAAAAGATAAAAAAGGCATTGTATTCAGATAAAGATCCAATACACCACTATATGTCAAAGTATGGTGATGTTCCACCTTGGATACTCTTTAAGGGGGTATATTTTACTACAATTGTTAATTTTGTCGGATTCTTTAAAACTCCTGAGCAAAATGAAATGATATCCCATTTATACCATGACCACTACGATTTTATTTACGATGATTCCATGAAAAAACTTATGATGGATACTCTTTTCATTTGTATTGATTACAGAAATATGTCCGCGCATGGCGGTCGTATTTATAACTATCAGAGTCGCAATACCCTGCGAAAAGACGAGATTTTTCATGCGGATTATGGTTTAATGACCTCTGGTTTTAGTGAATTGCTTTTTATATTAAGTTTGTTATCATACACAACACCTTTTGACCGACTTAATAACGCTCTTCAATATGAACTCAATCGTCACTGCTCCCTTTTTCCTGATGACAGTGAATATCTTTCTAAAGTATTAAATATTGATATTGTTAAAAAGGATTTTGTATATTATAAAGCATCTGGTTCAAAGTATCACACTATTCCATCATGTAGTGGTATGCAGGATGCTATTCAAATTGACATCGAAGAGGCAAAGTCTCTTGGTTTAGCACCGTGTAAAAGGTGCTGTAACTAAACAAACGCCCTGCAGCGGCAACTGCAGAGCGTTTATATAGATGTTACCTATTAACCCGAGGGCCAATATAATAACTCCATAAGCAAGTCTTATTATATCACATGCCCTCTTTTTTAGAAAGGGGCTTTTTATATGTCTAAAACTGTCGCTATCTATGTCAGGGTTTCAACAGGGAAACAGGCTGACAGAGACTCTATCCCTTTTCAGATTCAGGAATGCTCCAACTATGTGAAGCATTTTCTTAAAACTGAAAATTTTGAAGTATTCAAGGATGCGGGACGCTCCGGCAAGAACACTCACCGTCCGGAGTATCAGAGAATGATTGAAAAGGTCAAATCCGGCATGATTTCTCATGTCGTGGTGTACAAGATTGACCGTATTTCACGTAATCTCGTGGACTTCTCTATTATGTACAATGATTTCAAGGAGCACAAGGTTGCATTCATCTCTTTAAATGAGCAGTTCGACACCTCTAGTGCCATCGGTGAAGCCGTGCTCAAGATTATCCTCGTGTTTGCTGAGCTGGAGCGTAAGCTCACAGGTGAGCGTGTGCGTGACATCATGATGAACCGCGCGCTCGAGGGCAAGTGGAACGGTGCCAGAGTGCCGTATGGCTGGGACTGGGATACAAAGAAGCAATGTCCGGTGCATTCTGATACTGAGGCAGAATATGCCCGGATGATGTACAGGCTCTATGATGAGAGCCACTCTACCTGTGTGGTGCGTGATTACTGTAATGCTCACGACATCCCGACCAAGCGTGGCGGTGAATGGACCAGCAAGACCGTGGCTGATTTCCTGAGGAATCCTATGAATGTCGGTGATTATCGCTACAATTACAGGAAATCTGCCAGAGGCAAGAGGAATGATCCGTCTGAGGTTATCTATGTGAAGGATGTGTTTCCACCTCTTATTGACAGAGAGCTCTATGAGAGGGTGACTCATCAGATGGACATGAACACCTTCGGACTCGGTAAGGATGGGCGCAAGGTGGTCAGCAAGAAGACTCATGTGTTCGGCGGTCTTATCGTGTGCGGTCTGTGCGGGGCTTTCTATCACTCCGATGCCGATGTGGTCAGAGCCGATGGTTTCAGGCCGTCGAATTATCGATGCGGTGCTCACAACAAAAAAATTCACTGCAAGGCAAAGGGCACCTCTGATGTGAAGCTCGGACCGTTTATTTTCAACTATATCTCAAATCTGGTCAAGGCTTCCAAGTCAAAGAAACTGCTGCACTTTGTCTCTGATCTGGAGCAGATACTCCTCACCGGCCCGGAGTTTGAGCAGGTGGCAGGCATCGCTGACATTGGACTGGATGTCACCTTTGACACTATCATGCATGGTTTCAAACCGAAGCGGTACACTGCTGCACCATATACCGTCATCCGCTCCGGTGATTCTGATGCACTCACAGCAAAAAGAGATAAGACCATCAGAGCGCTTGAGAGGCTCAAGAAGCTGTTTTTATTTGAAGATGATGCAATGAGTGAAAAAGAATATCTGATGTCTAAGAGGGAGCTTGAGGGCACGCTCAGCGATATAGAAAATGAGCTGTCAGCTCTTGAAGCCGACACTGCAGATACAAAATACGATGATATGTCTTTCATCTCCACTGCATCCGGATTTTTAATTGCTCATCAGATTGCATCAGGTGAGCACATCAACTACAGGGAGCTCTCCTGTGCTGTGGATGCAAAGGTGCTTAAGGATTTTGTGAACAGTGTGATTGAGAGAATTGTTCTGCTGGACGGACGCGTGGCTTCGATAGAGTTTAAGAACGGACTCGTTCACGAGTTCCTTTACAGAGAATAAGAGCAGGCTTAGGCAGCCTGCTCTCTTTATGTGTGTATGAGTAAGATTAGATTAACAAGAAAGGTTGATTTTACAAGGTTTTAGGCATCTTGTTTTTAGAGTTCATCTGACAGCCGAATGTCTTTACAAAATAAGTCATAGGACGGCCGATTTCTTTAGATTTCTTTTCAACAAAATCCTTTGCCTTTGCCATGTAGTAATACTGCCTCTCAGGCTCATGTGCCGGTGGTGTCTTTGTTATATCTATATCGTAGCTCATGTTATATTATGTTTCCTCTCAAATTAATTCTATGATACTTTAGCTGACTATTCCCTGATCTGACCACTGCCGTAAATAATATACTTATAGCTTGTCAGTGCTTCAAGCCCCATAGGTCCCCTTGCATGAAGCTTCTGTGTGCTGATGCCAATCTCTGCTCCAAAGCCGAATTCATTCCCATCAGAAAATCTGGTTGAGGCATTTACATAAACGCAGGCGGCATCTATCTCATTTAAGAACTTCTGTGCGTTGTCATAATCATTTGTGACGATTGCCTCTGAATGTGATGTGTTGTATCTGTTGATATGCTCGATTGCCTCATCAATACTGTCAACAATCTTTACCGACATGATGTAATCAAGATACTCCATACCCCAGTCATCGGCAGTGGCCTCTGTCACATCGTCTCTTCCGGCAAGAATTGCCTGCGCTCTTTCATCACAGTGCAGCTGTACATGATGCTCTCTTAACTTATCATACAGCTTTGGCAGAAACTCCTCTGCTATGGCGCTGTGTACTACAATCGACTCACATGCATTGCAGACACTGATTCTTTGTGTCTTTGCATTGTTAATAATATTAACAGCCATGTCAAAGTCAGCATCCTTGTCCACATATACATGGCAGTTGCCTGTACCGGTCTGGA